ATCATGTAGGTATTTCAAAAACAATTTGAATCTCATACTAAACACAGGTGTTCTTAATCCTTTGGTTTCTATTATAAAGCCAGCATCTAAGTTAATGAAGTCGGGAGTGTAGGATATATTTCTTACGTTACCAGTCATCTCCTTAAATACTTTCTTTCCTTTAGTGGTTCCTTTATCCATAAGGAGACCCTCGAACTTGAATTTCTCTACAAGCTCGAAGGTCTTGCCCTCATACTCATGGGGGATGTTTGCTTTATTCAAGGCTCTGTAACAGTAAAGCTCTAGTCCTGAGGCGAATGTAATACCATCCTCAGTATGTTTCTTAGCTCTAGTTATCTGCTTGCCTTTTCTTCTCTTATATCGCATAAGGCTAAGATAAGGATTTATTTCTTACCTCTATTCCTAGCTCTATTTTTACCTTGAGGCTCTAGTACTGTATCTCCCTTCTTAGTGTGAGATACATCTTTACCATCACCCTTCTTGCCTTTCTTCTTATTCATAGCGTTAAGAAAAGCTCTGTAAAGCTTCCTAGATAAGCTAGCACCATACTTAGCGTTATACTCATCCTTCTTCTTCTTAGCATCAGGGTTATCTTGGTAGTACTTAGCACTCTTGCTCTTACCTACCTTAGTTCCTGCTAATTTATTCCTTGCCATATTATATTATTTATAAAATGCAAGATACAAATTATTTCTCTTCCTTAGGTGGCTCTGGAATACCAAAAACGTATTTAGCAAGTTTATCTGCGTTATCTAAAAGTGATTTAGCATTCTTACTTGTTGGTAAACCTGAGGCTATCTCTAATACTCTAGCCCTCATCTCGCAGTCAAACTTTAAATATTTGTACTGCTGTTCTTGATCTTTTTGAACTTTGTTCATGTCTAAAATTTAATTATAGTTAGTAAATCTAGGTCTATATAAAACAGGAGTTCCCTATCCCATATAGATCCTGGTCGTGGGTTTTTCATGCCACCCCACTCAACTGTGGCTTTAGTTATCTCTCTCATCCATATATAGCCTATACCATCGTTAAATCTCCAAGCTATACATAAAGGCAACTCTCTATGAAGTGCCTCCTTTTGACAGTGCTGTATTTTCCTTACGGATGTCCTAACTCTTTTTATGTCAGACATATTAAGACTCATTGTCTTTATCTCACACAAAGATACAACATCCATAGTTCTATTATCAAATATCTCTGCATCAACTGGAGCATACTTATCTAATTGCTTAAATGTCAAGTCTTTACCCTCAAGGAGTATGCGAAGAGTTTCCTCTTCCCTAACTCTGTCGGATGACTTTTCAAACTGGGGTTCCCTCTTCCTCATCTTCTTTTTCAATATCTGCTACATCAAATTTAGTTTTTACGTTCCATGTATAGCTGAATGGTGTTTCTCCATTCTCAATCACTTCAGAACCTTTAATTGATTCCTCAAGTTTTTTATCCATGTCCTCTCTTAATACTTGAAGTAAGATAAAATACCCAGTAACATCCATAAGATCATTCTCACTTATGTATGTTGTCTTATTCTTTATCCGATTAAGCTTATCGTTTATCCTAGCTTGGATAGCGTATAAGGGGTCTACATCAAATAAAATTCCCCTCTCGAATACTGAGTTACCATAGCTACTATTTTTCTCTAGTAGCAGGTCTCTAATCTCATCACACTTTTTTCTTATCTTTTCCTGCATTTTTCTTTACTTTAGATTTAACATTCTTTTTTTTAGGACTTTTATGCTTGCATTTATTTTGTGCCTCATCCTTAGATACCTTTGAGCAACATTCAGTGTCTTTCCTTTTTTGATTGACTCTAATAAAATCTTGTTTATTAACCCTTTCATCTTCTTTGTTTTGTTTTGAATACTTAAACATTTCCCATATTAAGTGCAGGGATATTACACAAATCACTAATAATACTGCTTCAATCATAATCTTTACTTTTAATTAATATTCACTTAACTTTCTTCCCTTAATCATTTAGTATGTTTACCCTATGAATAAATTCACAAAATTTCTATACGCACTGATCATGGTTGTAGTTTATACTATAGCTCTTTTGGCTTAGACTTCTTAACTATCTTGATCTGAACTTTCTCTAAGTCGCAATCTTCTATAAGCATACTGAAGTGTGTCAACACCTCGAATACAGATTTATCTCTAAACTTTACAGTTTCTCCCTTATTCCTATCTGTTAGTGTTCCTTGATACATCTTGCTCTTGTTTTAGTTGGTTGAAGCAAGGAGGGTAAGTTCCCACCACCCTCTTTACTTTCAACGCTGACTTTTGCCTAGCTCCCCAGCTAGGACTTTTTCACTGTATGCCCAACTCACGCATGGTACTCTCGTTAATTAAAATCTAAAGTAATATGTATATCCATTCCAACTTACAGAATATTTACCATCATAAGAATATGAATAATGTACGGATGTGTATCCCCCATTAGATGCTACCTCGACTCCTGATATTGAGCAAGTATTCCCATAACAACTACCCTCCACTCTTAAGTGGATAGAATAAGATTGATACCCATCAGATGTTGTTGCTATTACAGCATAATACTCTCCTGAGTCTGAACAATTAGTGTTACTGTATGCACTTACTGAAACGAATAATAGTGCTACAATCATAAATAAGTTTTTCATAACTTGATTTTAAATTTACTTGATATTAATTTCCAACACTCACGCAGTTGGTTCTCGTAGTTTAATAAACATCCCTTGACATGCATAAATAATTTATCATAACAATATTAGTTATCTCAATATCTATCTCATTAGAAGATTTATGCTTATTAGCTAGCTTATTTAAAAATCTCTCATCTGAGTTTAAAGCATCTACATCTAACTCTGTAACCACAGTCTCATATTTATCTTCCTTCCATGTCTTAGATGGTTTTGCTACACCCTTAATATACCTTATTGTCCTCCATTTATAATGAACTGTAGCGTGGTATATTTTCTTCTTCATCAGGCTTTCTTAGTGTTATACAAGTCATCCTTTAATTTATGATTAGTTACTTTTAAGGATGCATTAGCTTTAATTAATTCCCTTATTAGTTTATCTTTTTCAGAGTCAAGTAGTAAGTGATCAATCTTAACCTCTTCTCTATCTTTCTTCATCTCATCAACTATTAAGTCAAGGTTTTTAATTAGTCTTAAATAGTCCTTATCATAAGATAGACAAGTCTTATGAAGCTTTTTATAATGAATTATAGTAGCGTGATGTTTACGCATTATCTTTCCTATAAGACTAAGTGTAAAGGGAAAGTGTTTATCAATTAAGATTGATATAGCAGTATTAGCCTCTACTATATGCCTATTCCTGCTTCCTACATCTGAAGGGAACACACCTTTTCTCTCATAGGCAAAACTAAACAAGTGTTTTATTATTTGTAAATCATCCTTATTTAAGTTTAAGTAATCAAGATGATATGTTGCCTTACCCATTGCCAATTCTGTATCTTTATTTCTTGTCATGTCTTTTTTATTTTAGAATTTCATAAATAATTTGCCTAGCAAAGAGGAATATGAAATACAGTCCACTTAATATTAGTAGTATCTCTGACACCATAACCTAGAAAGCTTCTGATGTTTCAGCACCTTGAATTGAGCTGAAGTCATTACCATAGTCTGTAGGATCGCTAAACCTAGTGTACTCCTTCTCAAATTTAAGTGGTAAGACTCCAGTGCCTATGTTTCTACCCTTTGCAAAGATAAGGTCTACTAAACCCTCTGTGTTATTGCCACTATCATCCTGCATTATACCATAGTATTCTGGTCGGTACACAAGCATAACAATATCTGATGCTTGCTCAATCTCTCCACTCTCTCGAAGATCAGATAGCATAGGTCTGTTACCTCCACCCCTCTTCTCTACGTTTCTACTAAGTTGTGATAACGCTACGATTGTTATGTTCAACTCCTTCGCTATATTCTTAAGTTCACGAGCAACTAGGGCTACCTCTTGTTCCCTTGATGTACCACTACCCTTAACTAATTGAAGGTAATCCACTAATACGAACTTAACACTCTTAGTTATGACGTACTGGCGTATCTTATTTAGTAGGTATCTAAGTGATGAGTCCTTACACTCATCTACGTACAACTCAGCATTCTCTAGTTTTCCTATAGCAGTATCAACCCTAGCTAACTCATCGTTCTGAAGTGTACCCTTCATTATGTATCTATTGTTCACTGAACTCTCTAGAGATACTAATCTCTGAAGCAGTTGTGTATCTCCCATCTCGTAAGAGAATACTGCAGAAGGTATGCCTGCCTTAGAACAATTGTAACAGAATGCTAGACCTAACGATGTCTTACCCATAGATGAAGCACCACCGATAACTATAAAGTCAGTCTCTTGCCACCCACCAGTAAATTTATCTATTGATTGGAAACCTGTAGGTAGACCTACCATATCCTCTGAAGACATTCTCTTTTGTATGTCATCATGCAACACCTTAAGTTGTTTCTTAATGTCAGGTATATCACTACCCCTAACCTCAGATATAGGCTTAAGTTCTGACTCAACATAATCTAACACGTCAAATAAATCTTCATCCTTATTTAACTTATTGTTAGTTGTCTCTAGTAATTTCTTTAATCTTATCTTCTTCTCCTCTTGAGATAGGAAAAGTATCATGTGTTCTGTGTTATAGTGGCTGAAGTCTACTGAGTAACACTCAGCTATACGGTAGCCTGCCATAGAGTCCTTTACTAACGTGTTAAGGATAACTAAGTCAACCTTCTCTCCAGAATCTAATCTGCTTGATACTACCCTATATATTTTTCTGTTGAGGACATCACTAAACATACCCTCAGAAATAAGGCTATGGTTGTCGTAGTATTCTCTAGGGTAACTCATAATACGACCAAGCAACCTCATCTCCATATCTTTATTATCTATCATCGCTTACGTATTTTGGTTGGACATATCTATTAACCTTCTTCTTATCATCCTCACTAAGAACTACCTCACTCTCCCATCCCTTTTGGTTTATCCAAGTTCGAGGGTTCTTTCTGTATTTCTTATCAGGAGTTGAGTCTATATAACTCTTAACCCCATTGATTGCCTTACCCATATCCTCTAGGGTTAGTCTCATAAATGAAATTCTACAATTCTTTTCATCCACTCTCTTATCGTACATAGACCAAAACATATTGAACCCCTTAGACTTTCTCTCATCCTCGTTGTTCAACTCTTCCTTAGTAATGAACCTAGCATCCTTTACTCTAATCAAGTTGTCGATATTATTAAATGTACTTTGTGATTCAAATTCGTTATTGTATATAGATTTATACACAACACCTTTAGAGTGAAATAGTATATACCTACCATCCATCTCTATAAAATCAACATTGTCTATATTGATTATGTCGTTATCGGATACTCTTAGTCTCATAGCTTTGGTTTGGTTTAGGTAAAAAAGAGGGGCTTTTACACCCCCCTGTTAAAAATACA